AGCCTCTGCCCGGTTATCTGATAGACGTGGTACTTATCCTCATCCTGGATGTTCGCATACATTCCGTATGGTTGGACCTCCGCGGTGAAGTATGGCGTATCCACGAAGTTGATCGTGAAGGACCGAAGCTGTAGCCGCCCGGTTGTGCGGGGGCGCCCTTGGTAATCCTGGGGGTACTGCTGGGAGAACCGCATCGCGGTCTTATAGCTTTCCCCCGCGGTGACCGGATGGGCGCTCTCGTCGCCCTCTACGGTGACTGTGGTGTCGTCTACGGTCACGCGGGCGCCCTGGATGATACTTTCTGGGTAATCATGCTCGGATGTCCGGACCATACGTAGCAGGAACGGATCGGGCGCGTAGGGGAACTCGAAGGTCGTTGTATCCGTCTCGGCGTCATAAACCCCCGTAAGGGTCACCTGACGATCCAGATAGATCATGTGATCCTGGTTCTCAGAGACAGCCGTAGGCTGAAGGTTGATGCTCTCCAGGTAGGCTTTATTGCTGCGCCTGACGACTAGCACCAGCTTGCCATCCACAAGGGACCCAGAGAGGACCTGTGCGTCCCCTAGGGACCACCGACGCCACGCCGAGATTATCTTTCGATCCCCGTCCCAATAATATTGGTAGGCGTAAATGCGCTCTGGGTTCTCTGAGTTCGTCATCAGGACCATCAGGGCGTTTAGCTCTGAGGCCGGCACGATCTTGGAGGCGCCCTGAGGGATGAAACCGGGGACGTGCGCTGTAATCTCAGCGGCGTCTGTGGCGTCCCTGCCGTCTAGACGAGTGTACTCTTGGATCGCGGTGTAACCGCCTTGCTCTGTCGCGAACATGGCCTGATCGCCAAGCTGCACTGGGCGAACCCCTGAGGCCATCCGATAGCCGGTGACCGGGTTCAGCTCCAAGCTGGTGGCGCTGGTTCCGCTCTCGCCGTTGGACAAAGAGAACTGCTTTTGCGCCGAGAACAGCATGATGCCGTCATTGAAGGTGACTGCGTAGTCCAGTAGGGCGACATCTGTGGAAGTAGCTGAGACCGTGATAGGGTCGCTGTCGATATAGTCCAACACCGTCCGGCGCCAGAACTCCCCATAGTCCCCCGCCGCGGAGAAGATGACGCTCTCATCGGACAGGAACCCCAAACGGTTCTGATAGAAGAACACGTCGCGGATAGGTCGGCCGACGAAGAAGGGCGCAGGGTTGGTCACCGTGTCACCAACTTGTCGAGGCTTCCAACAGAAAGGCGAGAACTCGAAAGTCCCATCCTCCTTTCGGACCAGCGCGTGCGGCATGGTTGTGGGATCGATGGTGTTCTTCAGCCCCGGCTTGACGCTCTCGTTCCATACGGTGCCATCGCCGCGGACATAATAGGAAGTGAAGTTGCTCTCAGCGGAACCCATGACCTGATAGACGCCCCCGCTAGGGACAGTATCCGGGAGGTCCTCATATCGCTGCACAGTGCCAGTTAGCGAGCCGGACGTGGTGGGGTTCTGTTTACACCCGGTTAGTTTAGGCGGCGCGCCGGGGGTGTATGTGGGTATTCCTGAACCCCCGACATTGACTGGAGGCTTAGTGCCTCCAGCACCGCCTCCACCGCCGACAGTCCCGCCCTCAAACTTATCGTCAAGGCTGGGAAGGGTTTGCTTCGCCATAGTTAGACACCATTCTCCTGCCCCCAGACCAGCGAGCCGCCGGGGAGATAATAGTTGGGAGGCGTTGTCTCATCTGATCCAACTGAGCCTAAGGCCGGCGTGATCGATGAGTTTACTATGAAGGTGTAGTCAGCAACCGTCACGGCCTTGAAGCCGCCTTCAGCGCCTGCCAGATAATCCTTCCCAGTCGGGAAGCTAACCGTCTGCTCTTCACCCGTCGCTATGTCGAAGACCCGCAAGTCTCCGTCCTTGATCACTACTATGTAGCGCTCGCTTACGTCGCGATTGATGTGGTGTATGAAGGAGCCCGCGGCGTCCTCTATGTCGAGGTCAGCCACATAGGTTGTTGGCGGTCGCCGACCTAGGCCTTTGGCCACATCACCCCAGGTGTTGATCTCGTCTTCGGTCTGATCTTGTGATCGCAGGATAGCTGGCTGGCGAGACACCCCATTCAGGAGTGAAGAAATCGTTCGTGTAGTGAGGGCCATCACTATCCTTAGAAGCGGCGCCGAAGTGCTTTGGCGGCCTGCGGATTAGACCTGAAGACGTTGGTGTCCCTGACGCGGCGCTCCATCCTGTTGAGGAGGTTCCACGCGCGCTGCTCATCCATCTCGTTGAACTTGTCGAGAGAAGACGAAGAGACCGTCTGAGCCTGGAATTTACGGGAGGCGGCAATCGCGACATACGTTCGCGCCGCTTGGGGAACATCCTCAAAGGCATAGCCCCAGATGATGTTCACCTCGACGGGAGCATCAAACACGAATGACTGCTCATCTGCGTTGTAAAGCGAGAGGTTATCCGTGGCAGGGTTGCGCCTGATCGAGATGTTGATCGAGACATCCTCAGGGTCCACCTCAAGGGCACCTGTCGGAACCGCTATGTATCCTGAGGGGTCGGGGAGGAGCTTGTAATTTCGGTCTGTGTTCCAGGACCAACCAGCCGCCTCTAGGTCCTTTAGGGTTTCCCTAAGGAAACGTAGGGCGCGGTTCACATCTGGAACGCCGGAGACCTCCAAGGTGTTCACCGGGGTCTGGCCGATGCTTCCTAACATACGGTTGACGGCCTCAAGCTCCGTCGAGGGAGCGAGGAGGGTAGACAAGGGTTCGGTCTCCCAAAAATGAAAAAACGGGGGACAGCCGTAGCCATCCCCCGTCTGGGTGCTTGTTAGGCCACCATCAGATCGATGGTAGCCGTGGCCGCAGCGGAGATATCCGCGCCGCCAACCAGGAGTTCGATGATGTCACCGCCCTGGATTTCAAAAGGCACGCCCGTCTGGGCGGCGCCAGTGACCTTCGAGGCACCCCCGGCGGTCGTGGCGGCCGTCAGGTTGGTGCGGTTGCCTCCGCGGTTGATGCGGAGTTGAAGGGTGCAGCTTGCGCCAAGCGTGGCGGAAGTGCGCAGGTAAGCCTCGACGATCTTCCCGCGGGCATCCGGGGGGAACCCGAAGACCTCAATGGTGTCCGCGTTGTCGGCGGCGTCACTCGCAAGGCTGATCGCCTTCGAGATGCGCGCAGCGCTCGTGGACTGGATGGGAAGTTTGTCGCTGCGAAGAGTGGTCACATTAGCCATGTCTTACGCAATCTTCAGTTCGACGGCGGCCTTCGAGCGCAGAGCGCGCGTGCCGACCATCCGGCGACCAATTAGCAGAACGCCCTGTTTCTCAGGCTGATCAACCATCTGGAAGCCAAGGTCCTGAACCACAACCGAAGCCGCGGCGTAGGGGGTGAAGACGATGCCACGCGAGTTGCTTGCATCCAGGCGATAGTAGCTCGGGATCGAAGTGTCCGAAGAGCTATCGACGCCGAAGACGCCGTTGGCGACGTTCGACTTCGTGATCTCGACACCATCAATCGTCTTGAGGACGTGGTTCTGGATCGACGCAACGCCACCGTTATAGTCACGGTTCAGGTTGCGATCCGAGCGCGCCAGGATGTACCACTGGGCAGTCGGGAGGACACCATAGACAGGCTGGCTGTCCACAGGGACCCGCTTGCTGTCCATAAGTTCTTTCGCGGCGCTGATGCCATCAAACAGGTCAGTCGCGGTGTTCGCGAAGCCGGCCTTCGTGACCGAGCCGCCACCCTGATCGCCAGTGAAGAGTGCGCCCGAGCGGGCGGCCTTCAGCACGGCGCGCATGACGTTACGGTCATAGTGTTCGGCGAGCTCACGGCCGATGGCTTCGGTGTACGGCGAGCGCACATCGACATCGAAGAGAGCTTCATCAACATCCGAGACGAAGACAGCGCTGATCAGCTTGTCGTCAGGGCTGACGGTGATGTCCTGCGAGGCAATGCTGCCACCAAGGATTTCAACACCGGGGGTGTGGTATTCCGCCGTCGCGTTCCAGAATGCGGGGAACTTAACCGACTTGCCACCACGGAGCGACTGAGTTTTATGCTTATCGTGCATAACGACTGCGGCGTTATAGGCGGTGAGGACTTCACCACCGCGCACGTCCAGCATAAGCTCAAGTTCGTCCGAACCGCCTTCCCGGAGACCGGGGCGGGAGGGATTGCTATTAGCCATTTTTCCTAATCGTTGTTTTTATTATTGGAGGTTTGGGTTCTTGTGCCCGCTTTCCTCAGGTCCGCCGCGCAGTTGGGATTGTCGGCCGCAGCCGGTCCCAGACGGGGATTGTCTTTGGGTATTGGGTAGGTGGGGAGCCGAAAGACCGGCGGGCTCCCCTATAAGCGCCGTCAGGGTCCGTTATGTGGGCCGTCGCCCATGGATCACCTGAACCCGTAGTGTGCCGTATCTATCGGCCTCGGGTGTGCAATTAGCCTAGGAGGCGTGCGGCCCCTGTGCGCGGAGTTACGTGCTTCAGGGTGCCGGCCTTCTTCGACCGCTGGAGCTTCTGGACAGCCTTACGGCGGGCCAGAGCATCGTTCTTTGCGTCGGCGTCAGCCAGATCGCGAGTGAACTCCTCGGGATCATGGTACAGGTCGCCGTTATCGCCCCCGCCCTGCTGGCGGGTCTGCTTGCCCTCGCCAGGGCTGGCAGCGCGATAGTCGCTCATGAGAGCGCTGACCATCACCGGCATCAAGTC